TGAAAAAAGTTTCAGTTTCAAACGTAACATTTGGCGGTGACGATACACCTTTGATAGCAGGACCGTGTGTTGTTGAGTCCTATAAACTTGCTACGGATGTAGCAAAAAAACTTGTTAAGATAGGAGAGAAAACAAAAACTCCTATAGTTTATAAAAGTTCTTTTGATAAAGCAAATAGGTCTTCTAATTCATCATACAGAGGTCCAGGTATAGAAAAAGGATTAGAAGCACTTAGAAGAGTAAAAGATGAAACTAACTTACCTATTCTTACTGATATACACGAAGTACATCACGTAAAAGAAGTAGCAGAAGTTGCTGACATATTACAGATACCTGCATTTTTATGTAGACAGACAGACTTAATAAAAGCCGCAGCTCAGACAGGTAAAGTAGTGAATGTTAAGAAAGGTCAGTTTTTATCTCCTTGGGAAATAGAAAATGTAATAATAAAAATTACAGAAGAAGGTAATGAAAATATTTTGATTACAGAACGTGGAACACAATTTGGATATAACAATCTTGTAGTAGATATGAGGTCAATACCTATTATGCAAGAGTTTGGATTTCCTATAATATTTGATGCAACTCATAGTAATCAATTACCCGGAGGCAATGGTACATCAACTGCAGGTATGAGAAATATGGTTCCTTATTTAGCTAAAGCCGCAGTTGCTGTTGGTTGTGATGGTTTGTTTTTTGAAACACACCCAAATCCTGAAAGTGCTAAATCAGATGCGACAACACAATGGCCTTTAGATGAGTTAGAAGAAGTTATTTCAAATCTAAAAATGAAGCCGGCTAAGATAGTAGAACAGAAAACAAAAAGTAGTGCAGACTTGTATAAAGAAAGACTTAACGAAAAATTAAAGTCACACTCTGATACAAATCAAATCAATGAAGTAGATTTTGATAACTTGCCAGGTATGAGTACACAAAAGAAGCCGACAGATAATGGATTTATATCTACTGCTAAAAAATTAATGGGAGAAAGAAATTTAACTGAAAGTGTTTCTATTTCAAGCATTGAAGATTTAAATATTATGAAAGATAAAAAAGCAGAAGCAATTCTTTGTGATGGTTTTCTTGACACTTTGAATCCTGTTGAAGTTGATTTAAATTTAGTTACTTTATTCAATTCAGCAACAAGATTAATTTTCTTACAACTTGAACCGTCAAGAAGACCTATGGATTGGTGGGTACAAAAATTTCAATTTTTAAGAGAAAGACACGACCAAAAAGAATTAGATATTTTTGTAGTTTTTAAAGCAGAGCCTAATAGACTTAGAATGATAACTTTACCAAAAGACTATCATAAGAAAAAAGAAGAAGAAGAACGTGAATCAAAGAAAGTAAGAGTTCCTTTGGTCCGTTGGAATAACTCTGACAATAAACCTAAACCAAGGATATAATATATGCACACAGCAGGAAAAGTATGGGGCAAGACAGCTAATATATTTTCTAATCCTAACTTTGAAGTACACAGGATTGAAGTAAATAAAGGCGGGTTTTGTTCTAAACATAAACACAAATATAAATTCAATGCTTTCTATGTAGAGAGTGGTGAATTAGAAATTATAATTTATAAGAATGATTACGATTTAGTAGATACTACGGTTCTTAAGGCAGGTGATATGACAATCGCTAAGCCGGGAGAATATCATAGTTTTAAAGCAAATGCAAAAACAATTTGTTATGAATTTTATTGGGCTGAATTAAACCACGATGATATTGAAAGAGAATCTGTAGGCGGTATATAGTGTTAACAATACCTATTGAAGAACTTGTAAGAGATAGAAGAGTAATACTTGTAGGCAACTCTGTAGAGTTGATGCACTATGAGTACGGAGATTTTATTGATTCTTTTGATGTTGTAATACACCACGGAGCGGCTATAGCAAGAACTGAGGCTAATCATAAAAGTCTTGGAAGTAGAACTGATATATGGATTACAGGTTCTTTTAGATTCAATACGATTAAACAGATGTGGCCTGATTTTGTAGACGGCAAATATAAAGATACACTAATATTGTTCAATCGTGTTAGAACTAAATTATTAAACGTAGAAGACCAAATAGCTTGGAATAATTCTTTGCCACAAGTTCCAAGAATAGATATGTTTAATGACATCGAAATAGTACAGATGTTAGATGAACTAAAATATATGGAAGGATTCGGAGATGGATATAGAGGTCCTGCTCACGGAATGAGACCTTCTGCAGGATTTATGTCTTTATTATATTTCACTAAAAAAATAACTACTTATAAAAGTTTAGACATTATAGGGTTTGACTTTTTTAGAAAAATAACTGAAGAAAGACGAGAAGGAACTGACAATCCATTTAGTTGGTATCTTCCTATAAAAAATCAAGGTTCAGGTGCACATCCACACAACGGAAAATTAGAATATAACTATGTAAAAAAGTTAGCAGAGGACAAAAAAATCAAATGGAATATTTTATCTGATTTGAAGAAAGAAACTTTAGATTACGATAGACAATGGCTATCCGGAAGTATGTTTGATAAGTGGTCAGATGAAAAAAATAGATGATAAACATAGTTTTCTTCAGTATCGAAAAGAACAAGAGAAGAAACACTTACAATTAATTGAAAATACTAAAAATCCTTTACATAGTATTCTAACGGTTGAAATGAATCTTACAGAATTATGTAATAGAAAATGTGTTTTTTGTCCACGACACGACCCTAAAGTATATCCCAACAGAAACTTAAATACAACTATAGAAGACGCAACTACAATAGCAAAACGTTTAGCAGACTTTAATTATGTTGGAAGAATATCATTTAGTGGGTTTGGAGAAAATTTCTTGAATAAACAATTCAATGAAATCGTACAAGCGATGAGAAAAGAGTTACCTAATAATGTATTTGAATGTAATACTAATGGTGATTTTTTGAATAAAAGAACCGTTACAAAAATATATGAAAGTGGTATGGATATGTTATACATAAATCTTTATGATGGTCTTGAACAAATAGACCCGTTTATAAAGATAATGAAAGAATCAGGTATATCAGAAGACAACTATAAATTAAGAGCGCATCATACACAAGACGAATGGGGATTGTTTGTAAATAACAGAAGTGGAATGATAGATTGGATAGGATTTGATGAAGATGATATTGAAAATTTAAAAGGAACAAAATGTCACTATCCTTATTATAAAATGTTTGTAGATTGGAATGGCGATGTGTTGTTTTGTTCTAATGATTGGGGTAGAGAAATAGTAATAGGTAATTTAATTGAAAGTTCTGTTATGGATGTTTGGATGGGTGAAGAGATGAAAAAAGTTCGTGATAGACTTTCAGTAGGAGATAGAAGTCACAGCCCGTGTAATACGTGTTCAGTAAAAGGTGACTTATTTGGAGAACCAAGTTTTAACTTAATTAATGAGTATTATGAAAGTAGCAATAACAGGTCATACTAAAGGACTCGGAAAAGAGTTATATAATCGTTTTGATGATGTAAAAGGATTTTCATCAAGCAATGATTATGATATTTCTGACACTCATGGACGAGCAAAAATTATTTTTGAATTAGATAACTTTGATTTGTTTATAAATAATGCACATCCAATGTTTGACCAAACTCGATTATTAATGGAAGTATTTCAGCAGTGGAAATATGAAGATAAAACTATTGTCAATATAATTAGTAGAGCAAAGTATGATAATATATCTAAAGGATTTATGTATTCTGCTTCAAAAGCATCGTTATCTCAACTTTCACATAATTTAAGATTTAACACAGATAAGAAATGTAAAATAATTGATGTAAATCCAGGACTACTTGAATCAGATTTATCAAGTTTGACTTACAAAGAGATGGCTGATATTGTTATGTGGTGTATTAATCAACCTAAGCATATCGAAATTGGAGAAATATCAGCGTGGCATACAGATTCATATGTTGAAGTACAAAATGAAAAAGCAAAAAGATTAAATAAATGAAAGTTTATATAGGATATGATAGTAGGCAAGATTACTCTGAAAGATTTTCAGAAGTAGTCAATCCACCTTATCAAGTTTCTAAGTATTCAATAGAACAATATAACAAAAACGTTAATATCGAACCTATAATCGTATCTGAATTAAAGTTTAAAAAATTATATTGGAGAAACGTAGATTATCTATCAAGTACAGAGTTTGTTTACAGCAGATTTCTTACACCATATTTAAATGGTTACAAAGGATTAGCATTATTTTGTGATTCTGACTTTCTATGGCAATGTGATGTCAATGAATTATTAGATTATTACGATAGTAAGTATTCTGTTATGTGTGTAAAACATAATTACACACCACCTGAAAGTACAAAGATGGATGGTAATGTACAAACACATTATCCAAGAAAAAATTGGTCAAGTTTAATGTTGTTTAATTGTGAACATCCTGATATAAAAAAATTAAGTGTAAAAAATATCAATACAAAAGACGCAAAATGGTTACACAGATTTGAATGGACAACTGATGATTGTGTTGGTGAAATACCAGCAACTTTTAATTGGTTAGAAGGTTGGTATAATGATAATATTGACCCAAAAGCAATTCACTATACACGAGGCGGGCCTTGGCATACTACGTGGAATGGTAGTTATAAAAAACAATGGATAGAAACATATAATAAATTAGTTAAGGAGAAATCAAATGGCTAAAGAAACAAAGTTCTCAGAAGAAGAACTAAAACAAATAAACGAAGTAGCAGACGGCTATAGTTCGTTACAAACTGAATTAGGAAATCTCGGAGTTCAGAGAATTTTAGTAGAAGAAAGACTACAAAATATCAATGACAGAGAAGAACAAATTCGAAAAGAATGGAAACAAAATCAAGTTAAAGAACAAGATTTAGTGAAAATTCTAAGTGAAAAGTATGGTCCAGGTACACTTGACCCTAAAACAGGTAATTTTATACCTTTAGAAGAAAATAAAGCAGTATAAATATAACGTTTGAAGATTTTAAACACTATTTATATATGTTTAACAATAACCTTTTTCAAAATTTCATAGGAGAATAAAATGGCAGAAAGAATTGTATCTCCGGGTGTATT